TATAACGTTCACCAAACCCAACATCGATGAATGTATACGGACTCTTATCATCGGTATCAACGGAGAGTATATACTCATAATCAATGGTGTGGCTCATCATATCCGTGAAGTTACACATAGCAAGGAACGCTTGTTCGGATCTGCCTCTTGAGGGGTGCAGGATGCTAATCTTCATAAGTTTTTAACTGATCAAGGTGATATACTTCTTGAGTTCCATCATCAAACAGAATCAAGCATATCCCTGTACCAATAACACAGTGGATGATCTTACCCACTCTTCCATCAGGAACGATAACTCTATCTTCGATAATCATAAATTCAACGATTTATAAAATTCAAACGCATCAGCGTCTACATTCTCCTGGAGGTATTGATAGTTTTTGTCCTTGTGAACCATATCCCAGCGGTGACCTTTGCCGCCACACATACCAATTCCATGCTTAATGCCGAGGCACGGGTTATGCTGGTCCAGCGAGATACGCTTCCGCTTCCTGATTGCATAATCCCAGATCTCCAGATCAAGGAAAACCGATGTATCGCTAGGCCAGTGAAATCCATCCATAGCCGATATCTTAAAGCCAGTGCAGAAGAGCGAACTTCGATGCTTATGCGGGTATCTTGCATATGATCTTGTCCTCAAATTATAATACGTTGTGGTTTCACATCCCCAGAAATCGAAGTCGAGTACTTTCGTCCGAAGATAATCGATCGGATAATAGTCATCGTTTTCCACGATAAAAATATATTCGCATCCGGCCTCTTTGGCCAATTCGATTCCTACTTGTATTCTCGGGACCAGATCCGGGAATGTACCTCGCGGCTTATAATCGATGATGAAGTTAGGACGGCCTTCGCTCATCCGATCCAACTGATGCTTGCAAAAGTTCAGGAACTGGGGTCTGTCATCTCGGGTAGGGGTGATTGTACAGTAGTCCATCAGTGTGCGTTACACCACTTGCCGACTATACTTCCTACCTGATCAAGATCCTTCTGCATGTGCTTGTTCTTCTCTAGCAGGGTATTCAGCTTCTTCGCATAATCCACGCAACTCTCTGACTCAATGTGGTACACCGTTATACTCGGATGTGAACAACTCGATAGCATCCTGAGATGTAATCCGGCTTTCGCTCGCTCGATGAACATCCTGAACAGCAATTGCTGCAACTCATCTGACTTGTCATAGTGTACAACCTTGATCACTGGTTCGCCTGTAGCGTCCACAGTCAACTCCAAACTTAATTTATCCATAGCGGTAATGTATTATCGAATGCAGTTCCATGTGCGCCAAGATAGACTTTAATTCCTTTCGCTGTACATGCCTGGAAGAACTTATGATACACGCCTATCTCCCTATCCCCTAACTTAGATCCCTTGTAATACGCATGATGGTTGACCATGTCCACGCCCCAGAGGATGAGCGTGTCAGCACCCATGCGTATGGCCATAGACATGCACATGATTGGGGTAGTGGAGGAGGTGTAGATGAATCCGTTGAGTAGTCTGGTGTTGAAGCTGACAACTCTGTTGAGTTGCAAGCAGTTTGGTAGATTGCTGACCCACAACCTTCGCGAAGTGGTATGTACTTGCGCCTTGGTACGCTTGATGATGTTGAGTCTTCCATTCTTGAATTTACCTGGGTGGTTTGCCAGGATTAAATGATCTACTGTTCGCCCCCACTTTTCGCAGTCGTTTGAACCTATCGAAATCCCGTTTGGCTTCCAATTCTTCGCGGATTCGCCGCAGCCTACGATGGTGAATGTACTCATTGTATAACAAGCTAAAGATTGCAAATGCTACAGCGAAGATGGAGAAGTATAATGAGAATTCTTTCATGCTACTGCATCATATTGTTCAGGTGCATACTTCCACGGCTTGCTGATGAAATCAGGATACCACGCATGGTACATGTACCTGTAGTTATCAAAGAAGTGCCTCCCCGCCTGCTTGGTCTTGATCAGCTCTCCCACATCGTTCACCTCGGCGTAGATACAATCATTAATCGTTCTCCTGCAATTCTCGGTGATGAAGTAGTTCGCGTGTTGCAGGAGTGAATTCCCCAGGACTCTTGAGTCCTTGTGGGCTGGGTTCTGGAGTGGAACCTTGAGGGCTGAGTCACGCAGCTCCAGCGTTTCCTTGATCACTCTGTAATGATTGAGGTTACCCTCTAATAAAGCCTGACGGTTACGTCCAGTCGCATCGCCAGTGATATGCGCATTGTCATTGTAGATCCAATCCTTGTACTTGGCTGCGATCAGGTTACACATCTCCTCCGTTGATCCGGTGGAGATCTCCATCTCGTCGAAGATGTATCCGGTCCTCCCATCTAACTTCTGCCCGATGATGGCGGTCATCGGTTCTACGTTGAAGTCGAAGGATATCATTATTGGAATGTAAGGGTTAGGCGTAAACGCCTTCTTAACATGACGGTCCAGACTGAAATTGTATAAGTAAGGTTTATCAATAGCGAATGCAGACCAGTCTCCTTCGATCAATCTTCTCCGTGTGAGATCGTCAAGATGCGCGGTCACGTTGTGCATGTACTGGACATCGTTGTACAGCACGGGATTATCCATTATCCTGGCGGGTTGGTAAAACCAATCATCCGGCAATAAATTTTCTCTATAGCGGTCGTATATCTTCTGCTTCGGCCATGCGAGTGTAGGGTTGACATTACAAAGTATGAGTGGTCGCGGAGGCATCTTGTCGATGTTGTGTCTCCCCGCCCGTACAAAACAGACGCTGAGAAGTTCTTCCTGTAGCTCCTCAATCTGCTCCAGGAGGAAACCGTTGACCTCGAGTCCCTTGAACCTATCGAAGTCCTTATCATTACGGAAGTCCTCGGCCATGAAGAATATTTGTGATCCATTGTTGAAGGTATAAGTAAATTCCTGTTGGTTGAATGTCTGTACAAAACTCTGGGGGACCAGCTTGTTGAATGTTTCTAATGTTGTCTTTTTTATTGTGGGAAGTGATTCCCTGATCACGCACCATTTTGACTTAGGGTAGATCTTAGCGAGTAAGATCAAGGTCATTAAACAGACGTACGACTTGCCTCCTCCCATAGCCCCTCCGTAACACAAGAGAGAATATTTGCCAGAGAGTACCGCCTGTATGAACTCCTCTTGCTTGGGGAACGGTTCAAAGACTTTAGCCATGCGGAGTATACCTTGGTACGAAGTGAGTCCAGTGCCTAACATCATTCACAGACGCTGCAACAGCTTTAGCTGTATCTATCACTATCTCCATCACTCGCAACGCTTTCAATTGCGGTAGCCCGGGAGTTGATGAGATGGTTGCCAGTTGAGCGTAGCTACTAGCTGTGATCATTGCGGTCCTGGCCATGACGAAACCATCATTAACTGCTTTGAGCTTCTTAGCTTTCTTTTTCTTCTTTCGTGGTGCGTGGTGTCTCATATTCTTGAGGGGAGATGGTGGGGGCAAGCCCCACTAGAACTCTATTTTCTGCTCCCCGATCAATATAAACTGGCGCTCGGTCTTATTGACATTAATCTCCTGCCGTGCTTTACCCCAGGCACGGTCCATCAGCACTTCAGCTGCCCGGACATCGCCCGCCAATGCTTTCTTGCGGATGGCCGCCAGGATCAGCATGGCAGCGGTGTTACCTGACTTGTCCTTCTGACCGAGAATGTCAGCGAGTAATACGTCTAAATCAGGTATCTTCTTCTTTACCCCTCCACGGAGGTTAGGAACCCCTTTTGGGGGTTTAGTCAGGTAGCCTCCACCCTTGTGGTACATGCGCTCTTCTATGCGAATTTGGCCTGTTTCCTCATCTTTTACCTCTACAGGAACCCATTCTCTCTTCTCCTTCCCCATATAAAGTATATACGTTTAGTTACAAATATAAAAAATTGGGTCGTCCGATTTGTATACGAAGGAATCAAAATCTGGTCGAATCGACGGCCCCCTTTGTCTGGTGCAATCGATTGCGAGGATACCCCCCTATGTGTTGTGGTGATCGTTGCGCTATTTAACATAATACTAGTTATCTAACACGGTGTCCCGATGTGGGATGATAGTCTCCATTGTGTACGATATACACAATGAATAGACTTCAATACAGATCTGGTATGAACGGCCCTATTTTGTACCTATCTACTATTGTGGTCCTAATGTCCCGATACTGGATTCGGTTCTCATTTTGAGAAAAAATTAGCTTGGGATGCCTGGAATTTTGAGCACAAAAAAATCCCTGACTTTATTAGGTCAGGGATTGAATCAATTGATAGGGTTATTACTACACCACAGTATTACGCTTAGTAATCCATGCCTTTAATTCATCTAGGTCATACGTTTTAAATTGTTTATTACTTATAGCACAACGATAATAACCGTCAGCGGCTTGGCAATAATGTATAGTAGTAAAGTGATAACCTTTGTGTGGAAAGGATAGACAGTAGTACTTTGCGTCAGTACCATACAAATCGATAGCCGTCTGCAAATCGGTTGTTTCTACCTTGTCCATGTCCCTTAATATCCAATTGACTTGCAGTCCTAAGTTAGTCACATAAATAATCCACTCCTCGTTAGTGGTTGGCATACCGTAATTATCGTTAGTCCTTATTTGCTCAATAGCAAGGGAAAAAAATTCTTCGATTTCTTTTATTGTGTTTTTCATGTTAGTTGAATTTAAAGGTTTTTACTTTTCTATGGACTATGTTGGTAGGTTCGAAACCTAGCTCATTAATAAACTTGTCAACGTCCGACCGGATATCCTTTAAGGTAGTTTGACCGGTATACTGAATGACCAATACTTTGTTGGCACTATCAACAGTTAACAAATAGCTGTTAGCGTCAATAGTTATAATTACTTCCTTTTCGCGACCGTGTAACTTCATATAGCTACCTTGTTTAAGTCCCTTACTACAAAACCCGTTGTATCCTTCTTAGCTTTTCCCTTTGCCCTTAGTCCTAATATTACTCCCTTTTGTTTGAGCATTACAATGTCTGATTTGTCCCCGTCGACTACCTTGAAACCCTGATAAACTTTGGGCAACGGTTTTTTGTGATCGAATAAAACGGATACATTAACACCCAATTTTAAAAACCGTTCACAGTCTGGCCAGTTGTTTTCGGACCTTGAAAAAGTTAATACATACCTATTCACTTTCGGCAAATACTTTTCCCTTGAATCGGGCAAATAGGTTTCAATCTTATTAGGTACTTTGGTATAATCATAAAAAATCAAGTTCTTAAGACTGAAGCAATCAAAATTGATTTTCTTGTTAAGTAACCTAATTAAATCTAAATCACTTGTACCGTTTAACCTTATGGCTGTTTTAATACCTTTACTATTAATCTTTGTTAGCTCGTCAGACAATTGAACTAAAAAACCTAGTTGATTTTCTAAGAAAAATTTGGTTTTCCTTATTCGTGCTTCATTCACTGAGTGATAAACCCCAGCAAACCCAGCAGTAAATAGGCAAGACTCAATACAACCTTTCGTTGCCATAGGACAAACGTTATAACTAGATAGTGCGGTCCGATAAGGCGCTAAGTATAAAATAAATGTGGGCAACGAATTTTTAGCGGTTTTCGCGTTAGTTGTTCCCTTGGATAATAGTTTTTGTGACATAGTAGTAAAGTTTAGAATTTTAATATTTGTATAAACCGATTTTTTCAACGTTGATATCAATAATGTTTGTTAGCTCATCTAAATAGACTTGAGTTATCACTTGTTTTATGTTTCCTTGTGAACTAGTCAAATAAACATCGAATAGATCGTTACCGTTGACCATAACCCAAACGTGACCTTTATGAAGATGGCCATTGACCGTAAAACGTAAAAACTTTCTCTCGTATAATTTCCACGCATGTGCACCCCAAGACCATACAACTGAATTATGTGACCAAACTCTCAACAATTCGTGCGCATCTTCAAAGATTCTATATGAATCACTTTTTGCAATAATGTTTTTAATGTTTTCCATAGTTTTAGTTTTGAAATGAAGTAAGGTAATATTTGCAGCAAAGGAAATAAATTACTTTGCGCTCTGGTTTATAGTTAATCTGAGTTTGCATTACTTGATTCTTTTAAAGTTGTATTCCTTCCTGACTTTTTCCCAACAAAGGGAAAGGAGCGCTTTTTCATAGCTGATAAAAACACCTTTAACAGCCCATCTTTTACCGTCTTTCGATACTTCGATTTTTACGTCTTTCATAGCCTTAAAAAATTAGATTTTGAGCGAAAAAAATTGTGGCCGCTTTGAAATAGTAAGCAACAAAACCAATTACTAAAAGTGTAGTAATGATGAAATCGATTTTTTTAATTGTGTTTTTCATAATAGTAAAGTTTAAAAGTTTAGAATTAGTTGTGTATTAAACATTAAGTAAATAAGTCCGCAAATAATCCCTGCCATTAAGGAAAGGAAAGTGATAAAAAGTTTTTTTGCTAAATCCATGTATCAAAGGTAAGCATATATTTGATATATACAATAGATATCAATAAATAATTGAAATATTTTTTACTTTTTTTCTATGCTATAATAACCGCAACACGAAACCCAGGCAATTTTCCCAATCCTGGAATTCGTCCCATTCAGGTACTTTTTCCACTTTTGAGAACTAAATCCTTAGTTTTAAAAATTTAAAAAAATTTTTTTCTCGCGCGCGAAGCAACGGACCAGAAAAAAAATAAAAAATAGGATTTTCGAAATTTGGCTGGATCCGAAATTTCCTGGTAGGAAAATTCAAAAAATACCTGGACCATAATTTCCAGGCAAAAACGCATGTCCAAAATTTTTTTTTCTCAAAAATGACTTTTGGAAAATCACCTTTTAAAATAGGATAGGATTTCCAGCGTTGCTGGCTGGAAGATGAAACAACTCTTAT